CCAAGCTGGGACGGTTGCTTCTTAGCGTACACCACCTTATGCGAAGTTAGATCGGGAACTTCAGCGTAGAAAGTAAAGGTATCGGCGTCTGCTACCGTAGCAATAACATACCCCTGCTCTTGCTCAACAAGAGTAGAACTTCCTTTATCAACAACATGAATCCTGTCCCCAACCAAAAGACCGTGAGCCGTTTCGTCAACCGTTACAATACCGTTTGCAATTACGGTGTTGTTGTTTGAATCCAAATAGGTGGTTGCGGCGTAATCTCCATTAGCCACCTTCGTAAAGGCTGGCGTGCCACTAAAGCTGCCATTCCATTCCAGAGCCGTAGCCCCGTCGCGGAATATGAAAACCTTGTTGAAGGCTTGCAGCATATTCACGGGTTGTGAAATGGAGATGCCAGAAGGGTAGGCAATCGTCGTCGTTGCCTTGGTCGCCATGTTGATAGCGATGGCGTTCGAGAACAGAGCGAGGATGATGTACTCGTCGTTGTTCGATGCGGGATTTGAGAACAGGCATGAGCCGAAAGCTCCGTTGATGCTGCTGGTTCCGAGGATAGCTCCACCAGCCTTAGAGCTAGCAGTAACTGAGTAGGTCTCGCTTCCGGTGGCACCAGCAATCGTGTAGGTAAACGTATTAAGGCCAGTAACGGTGATGGTCTTGTTGCCGTTGGGATCCACCGTGCCGGTGCTAACAGCTACAATAGCAACAGCGTAGGACGACGAGAAACCGTGATTGGTTGACGTAGTAATGGTTACCGTCGTGCCGCTGCGGGTGGCCGAGCTAATAACCACTTGCGGCCACAAATAAAACGGCAGGGCAAGCGTCTCGTCCTTCGTTCCAATAACAGGGCCAAACGTATCTACGCCGGGACGCACCTGCCACGTCCCATCCACGTTCATCCGTCCATTGACGGACATAGCAAGCTCCCCGGCCTTTAACTGGTCAGGACGGAGGCGGTTGTTAAATCGGGAAAAGCCAATATCTGCCGTCTCGGCAATAGGCGTATCCCGGCCACTAAAGCTGCTGTAACGTGCCATAGATGAATCCCTAACCAGCGGTTAAGGTTCAACTATGATACCTTACGCCGCTTGAAATCTACGCCCTTAATTGTACCTTTGTTTCGGGAAGCATAGAACACTTGTTCGCCTCGCTTCGGGCCATATTCCTCGGTCATGGCGGCTTTAATATTCTTACCCTTCTTGGTGAGTGGCATGGTTATCGGTAGTTAGAGGTTTTCTTAGCAATCTTCTTGGGCTGCTTAACAAACTGCTTTCCGGCCTTCATGCCCTTACGCTTGGCCCTATTGGTGGCGGCACGTTCAGCAGGGCTAAGAGCCTCCCAAGCAGCCTTGGGTAGATAGCGTTCGCCAGTCTTGAGGCTAGGCTTGCCGGATAGGGTGCGCCATTCCTGACGGGTCCAATTGGCTAAGCTGCGCTGTTGTGGCTTCATTTGGCCGTCTTGTACCCGCCGCCCTTTTTCTTGTACTTGAGGGCTAAAAGCTGTGCCTTTCTCGCGGACCATTGGCCCGGCTTGCCGCCCTTGCCGCCAGACTTAATAGACTCAAAGAGACGCTTCCTCATGCCGGGCTTTGTGTAAACCCCGGCTGAGTTAACTGTTGAGCGGCGTTTCACTTGCAGGGCTTACGCTTGCCCATTTCACACTTACGTTTTCCACATTTCATTTTATTGTCCTCCTTGTATTCCATCATGTCCTCCGCAGCTTCGATGGCCTCGTCGGCCTCCTTCATGCGGCGGTAAAGCATACGCTCTTGGTTCTTATAACGACGTTCGTTGCGGTCTTTCATGGTTAGCAGTCCCAAGCTCGGCGGGACCAATAGTTGGCAGACAGTTTATTGGTCTTTCCCTTAATGCCTCCAGACCGAGCACAGTAGCTCTTCTTACGGGCAGGCTGGTTTTTCTTGATGGTCATGTTGGCATCGCCAAAGCGGACAATGCGCTCCTGCCCATTCTGGCAGGCTTTTACCACAAACTTCTTCCCGCCCTGCACATCACGGCGCGGGACGTTGCACTTCATGGCCTTCTTATTCATCGCCTTTTAAAAGCTTAATCAACTTTGTAACTGTGTATGCAATAGAAACTAGGACCAGAATAAAGGCGGCGATTTCATTCACTTGAGTAAGTGTAATCGTTCCCAAGGAGCCTCCTACGGTTACAGCTACCACTTTAACGATGTCGTTATCGGCAATCATTTGCGGATCAGGCTGGTCATCCGGCTACCAAACCACCAAGCGACGGAGGTTCCAGCCAACATCATAAAGCTCTGGATAGCTTCGACTTTCAGGTATTGGTCTTCGATTAGGAAGAAGCTGGTGAATGAGCCAAGTACCAATCCAATGGTCAGGAATGGCCGGGTAACGGCGCGGACGTTAGCTGCCCACGGAGACACCTTCTCGGTCATGTCGGCAGCAGATGCGGACTGTGATGCCGCAAATGCGTTCCAAGCGGCAAGTGCTTCAGCACTAGCAGCTTGCTTATTAAGCATATCTAGGGCGAACTTGTTATCCTGCCGCTTTTCCCAGATGCGAATAACGCTCGTTGCCAACGAGCCAAAGAGACCAAACAGACCTCCCGTTCCGGCGTTGAAGAGGAGTTCGGTGATTACGCTCATGGTTAGGTGGTGTAATTAACCGCTGCCACTCCGCGCCACCGCGTTCCGCTGTCATCCGTGATGAACACGAAAACATGGGTCTTGCCCGTGCTAAGCGTAGGAGCTATGTCATTGGGAAACTTAACCGCAGCAGGCCAAGTGATCGTTCCGGACGTATTCTCGATCTCCACAATCATGCCATAGGCACCGCTGGGTACGTTGCTGAACGTAAAGGTAGAGTTGCCACTAATCGTCTTCGTGAAGTAGTTGCCCTGCGAACAATCAATATCTAGCAGGGATACCGCCGTAACCGACCCCTTGTACTGCCCAGTAGTCTCAAGACTCGTAAACTTGCCGGAATTGGCCGTAGAAGAGCCAATAGGCAGGGGGCTGGCAAACACTTGAGCCGCCGTAGTCTTCCGCAGGGCCGTATCGGCTGAGCTATGGACTAGGATGGTGTCGGCAGAAGCGAGGACGGTCTTGGCCGTTTGGTCCGTAATGGCTCCCGGCAAAAGCACCGCATCATCAACGTGGTTGTTGAGATTGGTCGAAGTAACTAGGTTCGACGGCGAGGTCGTCCCGTAGGTGGTGCCTTTTTGAATTTGAGCCATGACTTAGTATATCAAGGCTTTGTGGGCCAAACTACATTATGCGGGAATCCTGCCTGAGAGGGAACATCGCGCAGAGCCTGACGGTAAGCCGTCCATTGAATCTTGGCGGCGTTGTCCAACGGCGTGTCGTTAAGCTGGGTCCAATCGCACTCAGTCAGCTTGGTGTTGCGCTCGCGGCGCACCTGAGCCGCTTTTTGGGTGTCAATCTCAGCCTGCTCTTCAGCCGTGTACGCCCGCCAAATCTTGGTCTCTACTACTTCGCTAGGAAGGATGGCAAAAACTGAGCCAACAAACTTCTCTTGAACATCGCCCTCCTCAAGGCGAACCGGAAGCCAGCCAAGTTCGCGCAGGCTATCATTGTCCAGCATATCGAGGCCAGAGATGTTCCGCCACGACTTAGGTAGTGCGCGGGGGCCATCGGCAATGACGTTGTTCTCAACGAGGCAGTAGTTCATGGGAATAGTCTAAGCTCTTAATTTCTTCAAAAGGGTGGGTCCAGTCGCCATACTTCTGTTGGCGAAACAACCGCATAGAGTTGTAATAGGGCGTCTTATTGCCGGGTTCGGCATACAGATAATACCCCATAATTGGAATGACAACCCAAGTGGGGGTACCCATAGCCGCAGAAAGATGGCTTACGGACGTGCAGGAGCTAATTACTAGGTCGCAAGAACTGACTGCCTTATGCGTATCGTGCCACGTCTGGAGAGGCACGTCCTGCACCCAACTGGGCTTGAATTCTAGGTCCGCGTCCCTCTGGAGACTGATAAACTCCACGTCGTCGCGCTTGACGGCATCAAAGAACAATTGGGCCGGGAATAGCTTATGGTGTTGAGCCTCAAAGGTCTTGTTGCCCGACCAACGAAGCCCTACCCGTAGCTTCTTATTAGGAACAGTAAAGTCGGTGTTGATGTATGCATCTCCTCGGATGGATCTACGGTTTAGCCCAAGGTAGACAGGGCTAGACATTCCAGCCATCCAATAGTCGTGATAAACACCGTACTCTGCCCCATGCTGGACAACGGCAGCCACGTCGGACTGCTTTTGCAGGAGGCTGACCAAAGGGCCGCTGCACGAAACAATCACCCGACATCCTCGCCTACTAAGATCGCCAGCGTACCTAACCTGATGGATCTGATCGCCCAGACCGCCTTCTAGTTGGAGCAACACAGTCCCCTCGCTCTTGCCATCCCATTCGGGTTGCGGAGTCTTGGGTGGAGCATCACCAACAATCTTCACCTTCCTGCCGCGTTGAAGCAGTTTGTAGCCTTCCTCAATCTTTCCTTCGCGCAGTTCGTACCATCCACGGTTGTATGCGGCGCGATGGTCGGTAGGACGTTCCGCCTTCAGTTTTTCTGCGATCCGTCGACCCTCGGCGAAATCGCCCATCGTCGAAGCTGTCAGTTGCAAATCAAGAAGATCAATGTCCGGCGTGGTTCGCGGTTTAGGAAGCCAAAACTCAGGTTGGCAAAACTCGCTGTAGTGGTGCTTTAAAACATCGCGAGGCGACTGATTGTGCTGCCGTCCTAGCTTTGGCTTAATGTCGTGAAGGCCAGCTACGCCATGCAAGCCCTCGTCGTCTTCCTTTACGGTAGATCCATCAATACGATCAAAGTCGTACTCAAACGGATCAAGGCCAAGAAAGTCGTGGATGCGCTGAAGTTGTGTGCGCGGATCGGAAAGAAGGTCTTCGTATTCTACAAATAGAAAACACTCTGGATCAGCTTGATAGCCAGCCTGCAATACTTGGTATGATGTTTTAAGATGTGCAGTTAATCCCGACTTTTGAATAAACTCGTCTAGATCCGTTGGCTTAGCTACACGGACAAACGAAGCCATGCAGTCTGGAACACTACGAACCGTGGCAATGATGCGTGGCTTGTGACCCAATACTTGAGCCATTGCAGACACAACTACTGGAAGAGGCCAATTACGCGCCTTGTCGATGACAATGGGCTTAGGCGTAATCTCGTCATAGTAGCCATGAATTAGACCACGCATGGCATTTGCCAGCTTTTTACGATCTAAGTCATTCTTTTCTAGTAATGGTTCGCGATGCCACGTTGTTGCTAACGCATCAAGTGCAGCACCAAGACCAGAGGTGGTTGAAACGTGTGTCTGCGGATTCTGGTTAAGAATTGCAGCAAGAACCGTTGATCCAGAGCGCGGAAGGCCAGACAAGAAGTGCAACTTCTTGGTCAAGTTATTATTCACTCGACCTTTGTACTAGTAGCTAAAGTAAAGTAAAGACTTTTATCTTAAACACTAAAGCCTTGTAGCAAGTGTAAAGTTGCTACCACAAGCTATGTTTTGCCAAGTGGAAACACTTCCAATTTGCACAGGAGATGATCTATTGGTTATGTCTCCAAGGCCAAGCTGCCCAGTACTATTTAACCCCCAGCCCCAAATAGTGCCATCTGTTTTCAAAGCAATCACATGGTTTCCTCCACAAATAGCCGAACTCCAGCTAGTTCCAGCGCCAACTTGTGTTGGAGAGCTTCTGCTAGTAGTATTTCCAAGTCCAAGTTGTCCAGAACTATTTCTTCCCCAAGACCATAATGTACCGTCTGTTTTTATGGCAACAGTAAAGTACGTTCCGCCAGAAACAGAACTCCAATTTGTTCCAGACCCAACCTGACGGGGCGATGATCTATAATACGGTGTTGCACTATCTCCAAGTTGACCATAATTATTTCTACCCCAAGTCCAAAGAGTTCCATCTGTTTTTATAGCAGCAGAATGTTTTCTTCCAGTTGCAACTTTAGACCAGCTAGTTCCAGCGCCAACTTGTGTTGGAGAACTTCTGTCAGTTGTATCTCCAAGCCCAAGCTCACCAAAATCATTGTCTCCGAAAGCCCAAAGTGTTCCTCCGGTTTTGACAGCTAAACTGTGAACACTATTTGTTCCAGCAGAAACAGAAGCCCAATCTGTAGATGAGCCAACTTGGGCTGGTGATGATTTTTGATGAAGTGGAGGAATTCCATCTCCAAGTTCACCATAGAAACTTGATCCCCAAGACCACAAAGTTCCATTTGTTTTAACAGCTAGTCTATGAGAAAATCCACCGCCAAACTTAGACCAGTCTGTTAAGGCACCAATTTGGACAGGAGATGATCTATAGGTTGTATTTCCTAAACCAAGTTGTCCGCGATTATTACTTCCAAATGAAAATGCTTTTCCAGATGTATCAGTAACAAGTGAATGGTACCCCGCCGCAAATGGAGTAGACCAAGTTGATAGCAATCCAACTTGAACTGGCGAAGAGAGATTAGTTGTATTGCCAAGTCCAAGTTGTCCATTGTTGTTTTGGCCCCAAGCATACAACTGCGGACCTCCGCTAACACCAGCAGCACCCATCGCAAGTTTGATAACGTTCGGGTCCATAAATATTAGTTAACGTAGTCTACAAGTGCAGCACCGCGCCAGCGTGTACCACCATCGTCAGTAACAAAGATAAAGATGTGAGTTTTGCCCGTGGTAAGTGTGGGGGCCGTGTCCTTGGGCCACTTTACGGTGGTCGGCCAAGTAATAGTTCCAGAGGTATGGGTAAGTTCAAGCGCAAACGCAAATGCTCGGCTTGCCGGAGGATTGCTAAAGGTGAACGTAGAGTTACCTGCAATGGTCTTAGTGAAGTAGTTGGCCGTTGAACAGTCGATGTCTAGCGCGGCTACCGCCGTAATATTGCCAGCATAGTTGCCATTAAGGTCTAGGCGGGCAAGAGGGGTTCCCTCGTTGATGCCAATGCGATCAACCGAGGCATCTGAGAAGAACAAGTTGGCCGCCGTATCACCTTCAATGCGGAAGTCTTTATCGGCTCCCGCGTCATTAAAAGTAAACGTGCCGCCATCAAAGCCTACGTTGCCAGAGGCATCCAGCGTCGTGAACTTACCAGCCGCAGCCGTGGTTGCTCCGACGGTGCCATTAATGTTGATAGAGGCTGTTCCCGTAAGATTAGTAACCGTTCCCGAGCTAGGAGTACCCAAGGCGCCACCATCGACCACAAACGCGCCAGCCGTGCCTGTATTGACTCCTAGAGCCGTAACAACGCCAGTACCCGTGGTGATGGTGGATGGCGCGGCTCCAGCACCGCCGCCAACAACAATGGCATTGGACGCCAATGCGCTGGACGAGGCTAAGGTGCCGCTTGCCGTAAAGGCCAAGACACCGCCAGAGGTGCCAGAGGTTAGGCCCGTGCCGCCATTAGCTACAGCCAAGGTGCCAGCTAGGGTAATCGTACCGCTTCCGGTGACAGGACCGCCCGAGGTGGTTAGGCCCGTAGTCCCACCAGATACGTCAACACTTGTAACGGTGCCCGTGTATTGATCGGCAGACGAAATCGTAAAATTGGGGTAGGTTCCCGTGATGGTGGTCGTTCCACCCTGCGTTAGAACCACCGTCTGATCTGGCGCAGAATTGGTAATCGTGAAGTTGGGATAAGTCCCAGAAGTCGAGATGCCCGTGCTCGCCGTAAGAACCACCGTTTGGTCAGGTGCAGAATTGGTTACCGTAATGCTACCGCTAGACGTAATCGGACCACCCGAAACGCTGATTCCCGTACCAGCCGTAAGATCGACACTCGTTACGGTGCCAGCACCGTTCGTAGTCCACTCGACATCCGTTGCCCCAGAGTTAAGGCTTAGCACCTTATTTGCATTACCCGTATAAGAGGGCAGCAAATTAACTCGCGCATCGGCGGCAGTAGTAGCTCCGGTGCCACCTTGATTGACGGATATTGTGCCACTAATTGCCGTCGACACGGGAGTGTCCAACAACAGCGTCTTGAAGATGTCCATTATTAAAGGTAGTTGAGTTCCTGCGCCTCAATTACAGCATCAGTAGAAGCTTCGCGGATTGCGCGGGCTTTAAGGGCCATAGTGCGCGTCCAGTAGGCCGAGCTATTGGCTGGCATACGGAAGCCCTTGGTGGCCGTAGGATCGGTGGTTCCGTCGAAGGTAACACGAATATCCGCTCCCGTCACCTGTACCAGAAGATGTTCCGTATCGGTAGCCAACGTCCAATCAAGGAAAGCTACAGCCGATGAGCTAACCGTGCGCTGCTTGTGCGTCGTGCCATTCTGCGGAATAGCCTGCGACGGGGTATTGACGATGCGTGCGTTAGGCATGGCTTAGACGGAGAAGGGGGTTGCCTGTACAGCGGCATCACTTCCGCCTGCTCGGATGAACTTAGCCAATCGGGCCGTTTCCTTGTTCCAAAGGAAGGGCTGCACGCCAGCCTTGAACAGATGGCCGTTCGTAGACGACGGATTGCTACCGTCAAACGTCACCATCACGTCGTTCGTCTGCACATCGACCAAAATGTACTTGGTCTTGGAAGAGGTCCAATTCGCATCAAGCGAAACGACTGCGGTGCTAACCGTGAGGCGCTGATCGGCTTCGCCAGTCGGCTGGGGGTAGAGATTGACTACGAGTGAGTTATTCATGTTTAGCGGAACTGGCGTGAGGTGTAGGTAGAAATGCGGCGGAACAGGTTGTTCATATTACGCTGCTGGCTGGCCTTAGTAAGTTCGGTGTCGAGGTACATCTGCGCAACAGCCTCTTCAGCCATTGCCTTGTCCACTTGACCGTCCATCCGAAGGAAATCTGCATAGGTGGCGTGCCCGACGTAATAAAACCACTCTTGAGGAATGGTAGCAGATGCCGTCGTATAAGGACCATCCCAAATAGCTTTATAAGTAACAAAAAAGCCATCAAGCTCAGGATAGTTGCCAACGATGTTGGCTCCGTTGCTATCAACAAAAAAGTCGTATTCCCAGCCGCCAACACCCTGCACGGGGTTGCGGTCATGCAGGCGCATAAAGATTTCTACGTCAGGCATCGTAACGGGGGTAAGTAGTCCCGTGCCTGTGTAGGTTTCGGTGCCCGTACCAGAAGGCAGTTCGTAGGTTACGGTCTGCCCATCAACAGAAGTAATTGAATATGTGCCGTTTGGGTTAGTGCTACCACTTAGCCCAGACACTGTGACATTTTGTCCCACTACAACATCGAAGTCCACACCGCCCGTAACGAAGGTAACGGTGGTCCCGCTGCGCGTAGCAGAAGAAGCCATGCGGCTGCCGTTAGCAGAATCGTAGCTGTACGGCACAATGCCATTAGGGGCAGGGCGAGCATCCAACCGCATATAGCGCGGCCAGACATCGCAAGAGTCATAGGCTTGCCGCAGCCGCCTGTTGGCCATCGCCAGAATCTTCGTGGATTCCGTGGGCGCAAATTCATCGACGCCCGCA